GCTTGGCTGATGAAGCGATTGGAGACATCGAAGCGGAATACCAAAGATTAAAGGCGCAGGCTCAGCAGCGCAAAGAGGAGGAGATGCGCCGTGGGGTCAAAGGCTATCAAAAGGGTGGCGAGGTAGAGCAGGAATCTGCTGTTGCTCGCAGGCTGAGGGAAGCTTTGCAAGGTCGTAAGGGGCAGGAGATGGATCCTTACGAAGCTGAGGAGCGGGCGTACCGTTCTTCGGTGGAGAATACGATTGGCTTTCCTGTACCTGATGAGCGCCGTGAGGCGCGGCGCTTGCTGGATTATTTGAAGTCAATTGACTTTATGCCGATGGTGCGGGAGTCGGATACTGGCCCGCGTGGTCGCGGGCATGAAGGGCCAGCGTATAGGTTTAGGAATAACAGAACTCCGGGGACGATTAATTTCCCTGTTGGTTCTCCAGACGCTTATCGTTCCTACACGCATGAGCTGAGCCATGCTGCGGACAGGCCGTCTAGGCAAGCGTATGCTGCTTTGGTTGCTGCGATAAAAGCTGGGGGGAGGGATTTGACGGAGCAGGAGAAGCGCTTTGTCTCTAACTTTAAGAAGCTGTATGTCACGCCGACTGAGCTCCCTTTGGAGTTTAGGGAAGACGATCTTTTAGAAAACAAACGGTATCGCAGCGGTGCGGAGGAGTTGCGAGCTTTTGGTACGGGCAACATGGCGCAGCGGATGCCTAAGGAGGGGTTTAGCCGGGTTGACATTGGCGCTCAGTTCAACCCGCACGTAGACGCGACCATGGCTAGTGAGGCGGCTATGATGCGTGAGATGTACAGAGATTTGTACAAGTCGCTTGGTGGGGTGGGCTATGCTGAGGGCGGTGAGGTTGCTGACCCGGAAGAGGCGATGTTTGCTGGCAGGGAGGATGTCCCGGCTAAGCCGCGCATCAGCAACGAGGAATTTATTCGTGAGGCCATTAAAGGTGCAGGGGAGTATCCTTATTTACTCGCTGGTGCGCCGGTGGATTTGGCTACGATGGCTATGCGCCCGTTTGGCTACGATGTGCAAAAGCCGGTGATGGGCAGTGAGTGGATCAAGCAAAAGGCGACTGAGGCGGGGGTGCGTCCTGAGGACACCACTGACCCGCGCTTGCAGGGGCCGCGCATGGCTTCTGAGATGCTGTTTTCGATGATGAACCCCGCGTCTGCTCCTCGTGCAGCGGCTAAGGCTGTGGATATTGCGACCGACCCCAAGACCAAGGAAGCGGCTAAGGCTTTGCTTCAGGATTACATGGCGGCTAAAGAGGCGCAGTATTACGCGGTCCCCGGTGCATCGTATGCTGTCAAGCCAAAGGGTGGGGTTTGGTTGCCTGCAGGCTCCGGGCCCAAGCCTTCTCTAGGTAGTCCTGAATACATAAGAAACAACTACGCCGAAGAACTAGCACGTAAAAAGGATTCCATAGATCCAGAAAAGTACGCAGCCATAGAAGGCATGCTGGGCTCTGGGAAAGTCGAAAAATACTTTAAGAACAAATACGCAACGGGAGACGACCCTGTTCGTAACGCAATGGTAGCGGATCAGATTCCGTTTGAGACACTCAATACGGAACCGGGGATGGGTGCGAAAGCTTGGCAGGTGCAACTAGATATGCTAGAAGGTGCAGACCCCAAGGAAGCCAAACGACTATTGGAATTCCTCTATGACACAAATGCGCGTATTTTGCCAATGACGGTTGATACTCCCACCTCCCCAATTTTAGATATGGGCCAAAAGATGAGTCTTGAAGGCGTTCCTAAGAACCTTCAAAACCCTCCTCTAATAGCAGACGTACGAACGGATATTCCGGGGTCATATTTCCCTGAGGAACCACCAGCAATACTACGTAGCACATTGAAAAATAACCCGCCTACAGCAGTGGCAAAAGCGGCTGAACTCGGGGAGCCTATTTATTCCTTTTCTAACCAACTAAGTGGCTTTTCAAACATAAAAGCGTTTGACTCAAACGAGGTCATCCCTGCCTTACTTACCTTGACTCCAAAACAGCTCAGCAAGATGAGTTTTGAAGAGGCATTGATTGCTGGTCTTAAAAACACAAAAGCCGATCCATTAAAAAATTATCAAAGAGATGTAGACAGGCTTGTAAGGGCGACTGACCGTAATGAGGTAGGTAGCTTTAAGCCACGCAGTTTTAAGAGCGTGGAAGAACTGTATAAGTTTGGAACTAAGCCCGTGAAGCTCTTAGATGGGCGGCAAACACATACTTTAGATACTGAATGGGTTCAACTAACCGATCCCCGAGCCGCGTATCTTGAAGGCGAGGCAATGAGCCATTCAGTTGGCGGTTATTGGCTTCAGGAAAAGGGGTATGGGCGTATTGGTGAAGGAGGAAGAGAAGCTTTTGAGAAAGGTGATGCTGTTATATACTCCCTGCGGGATAAAAATACGGGTGAGCCCAGAGGCGTGACGGTTGAGGTAGACACAACAGACCCCGAAACTATATTTGTTAATCAGATTAAGGGTAAAAGTAACAAATCTCCCATAAGTAAGGATCAGGATATTTTTGAGCTGTTGTATGCCGTTGAGAAAAAATACAAAGAAGAACGCCCTAATCATGAGTTTAGGGTTGGAAGTCAGCAATACGAGTCAGGTGGCATCAAATGGGATGATGCATACAACACCTGGTTGTGGAGCCTAAAGGGAGACAAAAAACCCGAGTGGAAAAGGGATGAGTCTGGAAACCTAGAGTACTTACTTGATTTCGATTAATAGGAACAACAATGGCAATTGAAAAAGCAACAGTAGCCGAGGACTTGCCTGAGGGCGAAGTCGTTGAAATTGAGATGGCTGGTGAAGGTGAGCCGCCGGAGATTGAAATTGAGATCGACCCGGAAGGTGGTGCGACCATCAGCATTGGCGAGGAAGACGACAGTGAAGTCCCCTACGATGCCAACCTAGCCGAAGTATTGCCAGAAGATGTCTTGTCCATGGTTTCTGTGGACTTGATGGCTTTGTTTGAGACGGACAAGTCGTCGCGTGAGGATTGGGAAGAGCAGTACAGCAAGGGCCTTGAGCTGTTGGGCTTTTCTATGGAAGAGCGGACCAAGCCATTCAAGGGCGCGTGTGGCGTGTACCACCCGTTGTTGTCGGAAAGCATTGTTCAGTTTCAAGCGCAGGCGCTCAAAGAGCTCATGCCTGCTGGTGGCCCTGTGCGTACGCAGGTGCTAGGCAAAGAAACCCGTGAGAAGCAGATGCAGGCTGATCGGGTGTGTGACTTCATGAATTACCAGATCACCACGGTGATGGAGGAGTACACGCCTGACTTTGACCAGCTACTGTTTTATGTTGGTTACGGCGGCTCGGCGTTTAAGAAGGTGTACTACGATCAGGACAAGGGCCGTATGGCGAGCTGCTTGGTTTTGCCTGATGATTTGTATATCCCGTACCACGGTTCGTCGGTCATGGCGCAATGCGAGCGCATTACCAACCGTATCTACATGTCCAGCAATGCATTCCGCAAGGCTGTTGTAGCTGGTCGGTATTTAGACACTGCTCAGGATTCGGAGGAGCCGTCCTCTACTCAAATCCAAGAAAGCGTGAACAAAGTCTCCGGTCAATCGCCTGCTGGGGATGAGACGGAGATGACGCTGCTTGAGTTTCAGGTGGATTATGACTTGCCCGGGTTTGAGGACAAGGATGAGGATGGCGAGCCGACTGGCATCAAGTTGCCTTACATCATCACCATTGATGAAGCCTCAGGCAACGTGGTGGGTGTTCGCCGCAACTGGAAGCAGATGGATGACCGCAAAGAGCGGGTTGAGTACTACATCCACTACTTGCTAGTCCAAGGGCCGGGGTCCTATGGCCTTGGTTTCTTGCATTTGATTGGTGGCTTGTCGAAGACAGCTTCTGCTGCTTTGCGTCAGTTGGTTGATGCTGGCACGTTGTCTAACTTGCCTGCTGGCTTTAAGGCCAAGGGCGCTCGGATCATGAATGATGATCAGGCGTTGCAGCCGGGTGAGTGGCGTGACATGGATGCGGGCGGTGCTGATTTGCAGTCGTCGATTCTGCCGCTGCCGTATAAGGAGCCGAGCCAGACGCTCTTTGCGTTGTTGGGTTTCTGTGTGGATGCTGGGCGTCGGATGGCGTCGATTACTGATCTGCAGGTTGGCGACAGCAACCAGAATGCTGCGGTGGGTACGACGATTGCGTTGTTGGAGAAGGGCTCCAGCGTAATGTCGGCGATTCACAAGCGCTTGCATTACAGCCAGAAGCTGGAGTTCCAGCTGTTGGCGCAGGGCTTTGCTGATTATTTGCCGGAAGAGTATCC